AAATAAACCCCAGAACATCTAATGGCTAGATGCTCTGGGGTTTATTTTACACTATAATTTAGTTGTTATGATCTTTGACAATCTATTAGTACAATAGTCAACTGATCTTGCTTGCTCTAATTCGTGTCAAAAATAAATGTTATCGTTGGTCGTAGGCATATAAAAAAGGTCACTTATATAACATAGTTTTTCAATATTATATAAGTGACCTTTTTACATGCACCAATTTATAGATTTCATCTATAAATTGGTGATGTCGTTTCTTCTTAAAAAGTATATCGTAATCCAATCTTAGCTTTTTTGTTATCAAAATCATATCCACCCGTAATCCCAATATATTTACCATCATTGGTTATTTTACGGTTTAGATCATAAGTTACCTCACTCAAACCAGTAGGAGTTATACCTGTAAAACGAGGATATACATTAATACCTCGAATTATTTTTTTATACGCAAACACATTATACTGGTTTAAAGTTACATCAGTCCTCGCTGGTAGTCTAGAAATTTCTTTTAAGTCAACTTTATTATCTGGCTGCTGCGGATCGGTTACAACGGAAAAATCAGCATCACTCTTTTCTACTTCCTTTTCGACTGCGTTTATTATATCTACTGGTGTGGTTTTAATAATTGTATCAGGAGATTTATCCTTCAATAATGCGATTTGTTGGGCCGCTTCATTCAACTGGCTTTGCTTCATTGACACATAGGCATTATGAGCTGCCAGGCTTATTCCCTGAACCGTCTCTGCCTGCTGCTGACTTTCCCCTGTAAAAATCTGCACTGGGTGTAAATACAGGTAAGTGAAATATCCTATAACACACACAATTAGGAAAATAATGAGCGAGAGGATGATTTTTCCTCTCGCTGTAAGTATATTATTCATTTTATACCTTCTTTCTTTGCTTTTAAGGTATAACTACTGTTATAGCTCTAAATGTAATCAGTAATCCCCCTCGCAATAGCTTTTGCAAAAATATCTTTAGCACCTTCACTGGCCAGCAATGTCTCATCATCAATATTACTAATAAATGCTGTTTCAACTAATACAGCAGGGCAATTCGTACCACGCAACACTGCGAAATTTGCAGTTTTTATTCCACGATCTACGGTTCCTAATGAGTTAACAATTTGTTTCTGAATACATCTAGCTAGCTCTTCACCTTCACTGCCTAGCTGGTAACAAAAAGTTTCTGTCCCTTTTGCTTCTCGATTTTCCGCAGCATTGCAGTGTATTGATATAAATAACTCAGCACCAAAATTATTTGATGCATCAGTAATCTCATATAGTTCGTTTTCTTGAATTTCCAGAACTTCATGGCCGACCACTCTGATGTAATTTGCTACCTTCCCCATCAGGCTTCTCGCTACATCTGCCTCCTGTAGGCCACTGGCACCAACTGCGCCTGAATCTACTCCTGGATAGTGTCCACCGTTAATTACTATTTTCATACTATTTCTTCCCTCGCCTAATTATTTTTGCTTATATCTATCCAGCAGTACAGTTACACGACTCCGCAAAAAATCAAGCAGGCCATTGGCCTGCTCAACTCCTGCATCCCTTAAATTTTCTAACACACTAATGGCTTCCGTTGCCGCAAGATAACCCCAAACCACTTTCAGAATCAAAGGTGACTCACCGCTGACAAATAAAACTTTATCCACATTCACAGCCATAAAAGTCAAAACAATATACACGATAATTTTACCAGAAAACCTGTGCTTCATTGCATCAGAATTTATGTATCCGACTTTAATTGCACCAGGTATATTGATAATACAAGCCAATAAATCTGCCTCTTTACTGCAGTCATTTAGATAGTTATAACTAAGTGCAATCCAGCGCGTAATTAAATCTACAAATACCAGCATAAGAAAAGCAATCAGTACACTCCCATGTACGCTTGTAACACTACTTACTACTAAGGCTACTACCATCTTAAACAACCAAGCATCAGCTAGACTTTGCCCAGCCTTCACAATTGCCTTTAATAAATTTTCTAAATCCATTTTCTCACCTCTCACTGACGATAATTAGCATAGCTCATGGCTTATTCATCCATCTAATTATAGAATCTATCACTCTTACATAATAAACGCAGATTTTTTCTTGTACTGCTTTCCTACAAAATCAAAAGTGCAGCTACCTGTTCCACCTAGTTCATCTTCAACTTCTACTACTAGGCTATTTTGCTGCTCTACCAATATATCTTTTCGATTCATCACATATCGTATATTTGCAGGAGCTGACATCAATTGGCTCCAATCTTCCTTAATGATGCCGTTAAGTAAAATACGATACCTAATGGTATCATTATCTGCATCACCTATAGAAGCTGTTAACAACCTCCCGACTAACGTGCCTAAAATAGTTGGATTTTCATTCGTCTGTGTAATGTAAGTTTCATATGTGGTGTATTTATCCCCATCATAAGCTTCTATCTTAACTGCGTTGGTTCCCACAGTTTCCGCAGTATATGGTATAGGGATATTTAACGATATTGGAGTTTGGATGAAATTTGTCCAGGGAACTACCACATTTCCATTGACTGTTACTCTATATTGCACTGTATCCTCTTCAAAATCAGTTATAGAACCAGATATTATTGATGTTTCTTTATGTACTGTTGAAGGAGTTAAGGATATATCTTGAATAACTGGGGGAAGATTGTCAGACAGGTTAGTTATAAACTTGGATATCCCAGCAATAAGTGGATAATTTATTATGTTGACAAATGTGCTTCCAGATCCGTAATATGCTATTGCAGTTACAGATATCCTTATCTTAGTTATCTTCTCTCCAACTGGCGGGTAATAAGTACCTGTTAGAGTCCCAGAACGTATTGCATTGTAAACAACTGATTTTTCCGCTGTTTTATTTGTTGTTATCAATACTGAGCATCCAGCTCCTGGGCCTCCATCCAAATTACCAAAAGTTTGTGACCAAGGAAGTGAGCATATGCTTTGGCCGTCAGGAACATCATATGAAGCATAACGAGTTATACCGCTGTTTAATGCTCCAATATTGGTGGAAATTGTTGTACTACTATTAGCTATGGTATTGTCAACCATTCCGGATTGTTCTATTCCAATGTAAATCTTAAAATCTAACTGTGTTGCTTTAAAAATTCCGCTAAGGCTGGTGTAATCGAGAGATTTTACAGTTGTTATTGACATGCCTGCCGTTGATATATCAGAAGGGGATACAGCCCCCCAAGAGATTCCATCGTATGAATGCCACGTTTCTCTGCCATTAAAACTGAACAATATCCTGCACCCATCCCCTATAACATCAAAATTAATTATATTTTGATATTTAAGCAAATCAATGCTAGTTTCGTCAGTGGTAGTTATAAGGCAACTAGATTTAGTAAATATGCCATCTGTCAGCTTACCATTTATCAGTGCTCTCCTAAATATGTCGCTTCCCTCAATTTCATACCCGCCGTCATAATTATTAAAAGTTCTTTCTGCTACAGTTCTCTTGAATTTTTCTTTAATTATTTTCAAAGGTATGTAATCAACGGAACCATCAGAGTACAGAAATTCCAATTTGCAAAAATTATCTCCAGTTACTAAAGTGTCCAATGATACAAAAAAAGATATCATATCAAGCACAGCTTCATCACTTGGAGGAACAGTTACAATCCCGTTGACTCTAAATTGCCATCTTCCAAGTTTACCAATAGATCCTGATGAAGATACAGTAATTAATTGATTCTTATATTGGTGGGTTGGTGTAACAAGTACATCAAAATTACCTCCAGCATTTGAATCTACTTGGAAAGTTCGAGCATCAAAACCATTAATATTTTTAGACCTATCACCAAATGAGTTCATCTTTGTTACTACAACAGGTTTTGAAATCTTCCGCTTGTCAAGAATGATTGCATTTTGCTTTGAGCCGCTATATATTTTATTTATTAGCGCACCATTTATACCTTGACTTAATTTTGCCACTTGCTTAGCTGGTGCCATTTTAGTAACAATTTTAGACCTACTCATTAAACAACTTTTAGTTACTGCTAGCTTACTTAAATTAATTATTTTGGGTGAAATCATACCCAATTTACTAATCTGAATATGGTCCCCTGCTGAATTTTGTATAAGATTAATACCTACACGTGAGATGATTTGTCTATCGCCATAAATATAACTAGTATCGCTTAAATACCCATTCTTGGTATTTCTACGATTTCCAGTATTAATATTGCTTAAATCAATACCTGTAAAATTACCTAGCTGGATTGTGTATGCTTCAGTGTTTGGAGTAAATTCCATTGTGTGCAAGCAATTTCCCTTTGTAACAATAAATTCGCACACATAGGCAATTCCCAGCCATGCCACATTCAAGTATATACCATACCACGTGTACCAATCTTTATTGTAGTAAATGGCTAATGTTGAAGTAAAAGTGAGAATCAATACACCATTTTTAAATACATAAAATGTGTTTCCGTGTCTACTTAATTCCCAATCGACCCAAGTATTTAAACATGATGCTATCGTCCCTAGCGATAAGGCATTGGCAATATCCCAATTGGAGCCATTGCTGCTCATATATAGATACCTATTCGCTCCAGAATTATAACCAAACATTATACCTGAATAACCACTAGCTGTATTACCATTTGACACTATCAATGATGCCCCTGAAGCTGTAGCAGCCGTTAAATTTTCGCTCCAAGCAATGGAGAAATCACCCTTACCAAAGTTAAAACTATCATCATTAACAAAAGCTACTGTATTTCCGGTGGTAACGTATAAAGAATTTTCACCTATAAACCTTTGCTTATCAGATGATATTGTTGGAGAGCCATATAATCCTACTGCTCCTATGTCATCATATGGATTCGTGTTGAAATGTTTAAGTATTTGTGGTCTAGGTGTGATTAGTGGCATATTATCACCTCCGTCCTAATCAATCATCACTTACGATATTTGAAATGCATACATAGTAGTTCCAGTGCATATCCAATAAGCAGGGGTCACTAAATTAACTACTTTATATGTGCTTGCTCCATCTGTCAATATATCACCATGACTAGTGCGAGTATTACTAGGATGTAATACGTAAAAGCAATCAAATTTACCCCTAATACCTTCAGAAACTGCACCATACATTATCTCACTCATAACTCGCTTATCAGAATTATTATACTCCGCTGATGGTGTAATTTTATATGTTAACAATGCTTCTGAACTACCCAAATCTGAATATGGTGAATTGGTTGTAACTACATAATTGTGAGCTGCACCACCAATAAGAGTGTTATTATAAAAAGTTTGAGCTAATGTCAAGCTCCTGCAGTTTATTTCTGTTTCAAATAAAACAGGAGCACCTATATAAACGATATTCCCCGTGTTGCCACCTTGGTGAATAGGCAAGGGTGGATCAGCAAAAAATGATATTCTATCTTTATTGACATGATAACTAAAAAATATCAATGTATCAGCACTTACACCAGCAGCCGTAAACAAATACACATTTCTCCAAGGCTCACTTGGTCTATCAAATGTACCAGCTACTCCAGCCGCTCCAGGTGTGTATTTGTTTATAAGCCTAATATCTATGTAACAACCAGTAGTTGTGGACGTATTACTAGTATCTTTCATTTGAAAATATAATGTCTTATCTCCAGCTTCACCAGTTGAATAGAATACATCAAAATCATTCGCAGGCTTACTGGCGATATTCTGCCAACCAGCGGAAAGAAGTAAATCTTTTATCCGTTGGTATATTTGACCTTTTTGTATTGTTTCAGTTCCCATTGTATTAGCCATGCTTGTTACCTCCTTATACTGTTCGTATAGCCAATGCTAATGATGGAAATGAATTTCCGCCATATGAATGACAATTTAATACATAATATTGGCATGTACCTATCGTGATAATATCACCAGTTATGACGTTTACCAATGGTAAGGCAACAACTCCATCTAATTTTCCACGTGTTCCTTCTGTTGCACTGCCATAATAAATATCAGAAACTACATACTTACCTGCATTATTAGGGTTCTTGGGAGCAAGTGTGCAGATATTTGGTATTATATAACATGTTGATGCAGAGCCCATTCCACTAGGTGTATCCGCAATCATAAAGTTACCCGCTGCCGTAGAGCAATTGACAGTAGTGCCAACTAACATGCCTCTATTGCCATTCTCAGTGCAGTATAAAGAATCTGGCAATCCCATATAAACCAATATTGGTGAATATCCTGTGCCTCCTGGAAATTGAATACTAAAAATCACCTTATTTGCATCAGCATAAATCTTATAATCATATACTGTGTCCATTGGTAAAGTTCCCGCAGCAGCAACAGGTGCTATGTAGATATCACGCCATACATCCGGTCTTACAAATGTACCAGCTACCCCAGATGCTCCCGGTGTGTAGCTAGTTGGCAATCTATAAGAGAATTGGCACCAATTACCAGTAGTTACATCATTCGCAGGTGTTGCTACACTTCCTTTTCTTAAATTCAATACTAATTCTTTATCACCAGTATTTCCTATAGAGGTGTAAACTTCATAATCTGTTGATGCTAAGGAAGATACATTTGTCCACCCAGCTGCTAATAATGCAGCCGTAATTACTCCGTAAAAATCTTTCTTGGCACACGTGCCTGGTGTGAATACGTAATCTGTAGGAATTGTCATTTTATTTTCCCCCTTTTATTTTATACTTAAATGGATAGTAACATCAGAATCATCACCAATTACATAGGAACGGAAAACAACTCTGTCAGTGATGGTTAAATTCACATTTTCACTAAGAAACACTTTTCCAGCAGTGATTAAATATGTTGACCCGCCTATGAATTTCCAATTGGTTAAGCCAGCTTCCAAATCCGCTACAGTTTGATAATAAATTCCAAACTGTAAATCTTCAGTATGCGCTGAGAACAAGGTTATTTGAATTTGAGATACTATTCCCTTCCACGGGAATATAATATCAACATCTGAGCCAACAAATACGATAGCTCTTTCAATCGGTTTGTCTACCAGTGAGCCCTTATATGCTAATTCTCCGTCAATTTCCAACAAATCTTTTAATGGCTGTGGAACATCCTCTAACTCATTGAATGATTGTGGAGCATCAGCCAAATCTTTAATTTTTTCTAGAGTATCTTGTACGTTGGCAGATTGTAATTTCAGTTTAGTGTCATCTACTCCAACGTCTTTAGCATATACTTTGCTTGCTCCTATTCGCCACATAGTCCACTCTACTGTGCCATCTATTACTGTATCACCAGGAGAATAAGGACATTCTGGTTCCTTTAATCCGCTTGTCCCAGCAGCTGTACATTCTAAATATCCCCAAGATGGCATCGTAGTCAGCCTAACTACATCGATCAGTGAATAGGAGGAGCCAGGCTTCCACCCTGCCCAATGTACACCGCTATCAGCGTGAGATTTTTGTAATGCATTCGCATCGATGGCTTCTAACGCATCATTAACATTTGTCTTAGTTACAATAAAGCTTCCTTCAATCAATGGTATATTCAAATTATTTGTAACTGTTGCCAATGGTAACACCTCCTTATTTGTAAATATAAACAGTTTCCCCGCCATTATCACCTACAACATATTTTGAAATAAAAGTGTAATAAGCCTCCAAGTCCTGTATCTCATAAGTGTTCTGACCAGTTATGACTGCTACCTTACCATTTGGTAATATGTAATCACCATTAAAAGAAACAACTACACCAGAAGTAACAGAAGTTGATTTAGTTCCAAGAATGAATATATTAAAATTATCATACGTTCGATGGTAAGGGTCAGAACAAGTTCCATCGGGAATCGAAATAACTCTATCATTTCCCCAGGCAAGCAAGCGTTGTGTTATTTCATCTTCTGAAATGCAGGCGTCAATCATTTGCGGAACTTCCCAATTAAAGGCCCTACGCTGTGGCTGGTATGATTCAAGACCGTTTAATACCGTTGTGATTTCCACCTTTGTCTGATCAATTATATTTGCACTGTCTCTACATCTTTGACCCCAGCTATAAGTAAACTCTGTTGTTGTGGTGGTGTATTCAGCAACCTTGTTTCCACCAACATAAATTTTAATTAGGTAATTCGCTCCATCTGGCAGTATAAAATCTGCTCCGGTATAATATCCTGTATCGTCATCTTGCGAAGTTATCCCATAGGATTGAAATACTTTGTTTCGGTTCGTCCAATATAATGCTAAATCGCCAACAACATTGTCAATCTTTTTAACTTTGTCCTTCTTCCAACAAGCTATTTGAACATGACCTGGAGGAGTTGGTCTTTCAGCTCTCCTTACCGTTGTTAATTTTACAGCTTTGTCGGGATTAAATACCTCCGAATTTTTATCACTGGCAGTGGTTACATTGTACCCCTCAGTTGTATTCAAGCCTTTTTTACAAACTGGACCTCCAGTTGTTACATTAGCGTAAGTTGTTCCTTCGAGGAACCATACCACTTCTTTATTGGCATGAGTCTGGGGTACAGTATCATAAACGCCTCTGATTAATCCGCCTAATCGCCAATTACCATTTTCAATTCTTGTAATGCTGCTCCAAGCTATTATTTCATCACCAATAACAATTAATTTTCTGCCATTCCTAGCCGCTGTAATATCTGGTGCTCCGTTAGATAAAGTCGCTGAATCTAACTTATCCAGTCCATATAAATTAACTAATTCTATTCCAACCATATCTACGCTATCAGTAAATTCTGCATAATCGTAAACCAAAACACCAGCGGGTGTCCAATTCGTCATGCTATTTGTACTAGTCCATCCAATTGGCGCTTTATCCCTCCACACTGTCCATTTCACAGTATTCACATCGGGCTTTGCTACTAAAGCATATACATATGTATCACCATCTGGAATCAGTTCATAAGGCATTTCCATGTATTTAAAATATTGAGCACCCGTCGGATATTTATCCTCCAGGTGCCAATTCGTAGAGCCTGAGAATCCATAATCCGCTTTTCCTAAGCCGAATAAATCCTCAATAAATTCAATTGTTATCTTTCCATCAACATAATCTCCGAGGTCTATATCAGTAACACGAATTAGTAAGTTTGATACTCCGTAAGGCTCCCAATTAAGAACTGCAACATCACCAGTTCGTAAACTATATAATGTTCTGTCACCCTCTATTGAACCTGTTGCCAACGGATAACCTTGTTGATAGGATTCACGCTTAGCTGCCCATAGCGCATTTTCCGCTATTGTAAAATATGGATAATCATAGGTTTTCGTAACTTTGTTTCCTTCTGCTAATTCAATGATGGAAGGGTCGTTATCATTTATGGAGCTTTGCTCATATTGTGCCTTCCTATCCGTGTACGTGACACTGATCTCACTTACTGTTTCCCGCCAATCCAATCGATTAAATGTGATCTTGCTGCAATTTGTGTTATCCATAACAACAAGCTTTGAAATATCATAATCATCCCTAATGAGCTTATAGGTCAATTTACCCGTTTGTGGATCTTGATACCTAACCATGTTAATATGGTCACATATAGCATCGATGACAGTCCGAGCGGCTGCTTTATTGGCTATGGTAACAGTAAGACCTAGTCCCTCTTTTTTAAGCACTTCACCAGCGGCTTTCAGAGAATCAACGTCAATGGTATCATCTGTTTGGCCAAGGCCCCAGTTATTATTTTTATGGATTTCATATAAAATTTCAGCAGGATTTGCATCTTCACCAATTGCACCAAACCCCAATCGATCTGGAATAAATTGCATTTCATACCACGTTTCTGGAATGTTTGGCTGTTTTCCAACGTAAGAAGTTGGTACAACTACCGAAACATAGGGTCTATACGCTGGAGTTAAACCACGCAGTTCTTCTTGCACACTTGTGGCACTCATTTGACTAATCATCCACGGGTCTGCTATTTGATCTTTGCCACCAAGGTACACATGAAGCTCTCCTATGAATCCACCATTTTCGTCAACACCGCCAAATAGGTCTTCATCATTTATGCTTGCTACGAATGAACTGGGAGTATGAGCTTCAATAGCCTCATCCCCTTCCCAACATTTTTCCTGCCCCATCCAAATCGTACGAATTCTCATACCTGGATTTGACCAGCACACTAACTGTTGATACCCTAAATAATATTTGAAGCCTTTTTGCATGGTGGTCTTTAAATTTCTACCGTTGATAAGCCACATCAGCAACCAATTAAATAAGGCGTTCATAAGAGGACCGCCTAAATCATCTTTGTAAGTGCCTCCTACTGATTCACCAGTAGCATTCACTGTTACTGGGCCTGCAGAGTTTCCGCCCGTTCCTGTGGTTTTTGTTATGGCTGGAGTTGCTTGATGTCCTGTTATAGGCGCAGCTATGTAGTTCATAATTAGTGCAAAAACAAGAGGCCACGCTGAAAAATTTGCATGTGCTGCATATGTTTCTGTATACTTGTCTGCCCTAAAATCACCATAAAATATGGTAAGCGGTGACTTAATCAAAGCTCTGCCAATTACAACAGGAATTGGCGTTCCTGTGTTTGTTTCGGTAAGTGATAACTCTTCTGGCTTAGAATCCGATTGGTCATTGCTGCCAGTGTTGCCACCATTTAAAGCCCATAGAGCCAAACTCGATATTGACCAACCTACCCAGGGATTCATTGACATATCATGTCACCTTCTTTACATTGAAATCGTTCCTACAAATCCGTCAGTGTCGCGTTGCACAATTTGGGAATCAACCCAATACACACCACGCCCCACATTTTTATGTTGTGGATTTGCAGGAGGGACATAGGGACAACCCGTAAAATTTAATGAGTTATTAAATCGTTTAGCACAAGTTCCGAAAAGGTGGTCACACCCTGGTGAAACAATTGCATCATTTCTAGGCGTTTCAATAAAGGGGTACTTTACTCTTATCCTATTTCCTACGTGCTCTACTATCATTCTTGAACTCTGCTTAAATCTTAATATTCCGTTTACAAAATATCCGTCAGGATAATTGGCAAATGTTTCGCAATAGATATCTAACCCAGTTACTCTGTCAATGAAGATAGGTATTTTCCAATCTTCTTCAACAAGTTGGCAATTGTGATCATAAATTACACTATTGCAATAGAATTGCCGCATTCCATTTGGAATCTCTTTATTGACCCAACTTTCCAATTTAACAGTCAATACACACTCAGAATCTTCAAAGGAAGCCTGGCCAACTCGCCCTGCAAATATTACATCTCGTTTTTCCTTATCCTGCTCATGGAAGCGGTATATGGTAAGAACAACAGGGCCTTCAGGTGGAAATCCCTGAAATAATTTAGCAACCGCATTATCTTTTGACACTGTAATCGATAAGGCTGACGAGTCACCTTTGCTAGCCGGTTTTATTCCTTCCCTCTGAATATATTCAGCAAAATATGTTTCCGTTCTGGTTAACCCATCTTCAATAAGTGTGAGCATTACATCATCATGGTGTGACGTATAAAAGTACTTTCCAATATCGTATGTAAATTTATAACACTCTATTGGCTGACCATCCTGCTGAGAAAATTCATAATTTCCTATATTCGTATTAGCCACTACTGCACCACCTCCGCTAATGTAAATGAGGTTGTGGCGACGCTTACTGTATCATAATCAGTAACCATCGTATCACTATCAAGCCGATATCTACATAAGTAACTGATCATAGAAACACTGTTAACATCAATGGGTCTGGTCAATGGCTTGGCTAACATGATCCTGCCATATTCTCCAGTTGCATCTGTGGAATAGCCTGCAATTTCTATAATCTCAGCCGTTGTATCTTTGTAAAATACAATGGCTTTACTTCTGTTCTTTATATTGGCAAAATACCTCCAATACATCGAATATTTGGTTATAATATTCATTGCGCCAGCTGGACAATCATAGACTGGTTCTATATCATTTAGCCAGGTTGGAGCATAGAAGGAATGCAGCCTGCCTTTTTTATTGATAAAGAATCTTTGCATATTATTTATTTCAACACGACTTGTCATAATGTACTCAATTTGACGTGTTTCTGTTGGTTCATTACTCTTTAAATCATATCGGAATATGCCAGTCTTATTATCAAGCCGATTGGCGTTTCGGTTAAAATTAGCACTTATATCACTGGCCCATGTTGGGGGCTTCATAAACAATTCAAAACCGAGGTAGGTTGCTGGTAAATTGCTTCCATAAAGTTTTGCCTCTGGTTCATAGCGGTCACTCAAGCCACTGGGAAACAAGGGCGCTTCGGCTTCTTTCATCATTTCGACGGTTATATTTAAAGAGGTCCCACTTCCAATGAAATTACTATAACTTGCTGATTGGGACAAGCACCCCCAAGCAACAGGCGCAATGACGCCAGCTCCCCCCTTCCAATCTGTTTCAATTTGTTTACCTAATGCAATAATTCCAACAATTGATAATGCACTGATTGGGAAGTACGTACCTCCGTAGTCATCATTTCGCCATAAAATTGCACCACTGCACCCACGATATTGCCACAAATTATCAACAGGTATTTCAAGGTTAGCATTTCCTTCATAAAACTGCTCTGTCACTTGATATGCGGCGTGCCACATTGGGATTTGAAAAATCTGTGTTTGTTGGTTATACACTAAAGATCGTAGATATTGGCTTTGTCGTGTTTCGGTACCAATATAATCATAAGAAATACTTCTTCTGGGTCTTGTTCGTAATGCAGCACGTTGTTCTGAATTATCCCAGGCAGTGTGTATCTGCGTAAGAAATTCAAGAGTTTCTGATATTTTTTCTTTACTCACGTCATTACCCCCACCACGGCGATAAGTCAAATATTCTATCTCTGTTGACTACCACACCACTACTACCATACCATTGCCACATTTTCCAAAGCATCCAAGGCTCAAAAGCTGATTTGGAACCATTCATAATGGAAGCAAATATGCATATCATCAGGAGATTCCCAACATCAGCCATTTCTGCAACTGCTTCACGATATTCCTTTTCACCTAAAGAGTTCAAATCCATTTTTGAAAATTCAGCAGCAAAATTACCAGTCGCAGAGAGTGAAGTTGTTTTAGCCAATATAATTGCTTTTATACAACTAGTCACATCCATGTCTACTAAAGTATCATCATGACCAGAAATTGTTACCTTATCAACCAACATCTCAAAATTCGCATGCATTTCATCTTTTAGATATTTATCAAACTCACCCCAAAGGTATTCAACCATGTACCCCACTGGTCTAAGGTGCACTGGGCCATATCCATGTTTATATCGCCAAGCAAGTAAAAAAGAATCATTCTCCCATTTACCAGATATGTGTATTGCAAATTGAGGACTCTCAAATATATCCCAAGTTATTCCCAAATCGCTAATTGTCTTAGCATTAAAAACAGTGCGATTACCTAAATTATCAGTTACAGTAAAATCATAATTTTTTATTTCCCACAAATAAGTCCAACCAGCTTGAAGTCCGTTATATTTTATTGTTGTGTTGTCTCCCCACTTTAAACTCAGGCTTCCCAATTCATCCCATGTCATTGTTCCGCCAGTAAAGTATTTGAAGTCCATTCCAACATGTCCAAGATGCATTAATTTTACAGAGAAAAAAGGGAGAGGAGGGTTACGGAATTTCTCACTTTGCCCTATCCCGTACAAACCCATTTGGATTTCTCCACCCCTAGTAATCATATACCGCGCCCCCCCTTACTGCTTAATACTTATTCCATCATATCCGAATAGACCAATTCTATGAACATGCGGGAAAACTTGATGTAAATTACCACTCAATGGATAGCTTATTTCATATAATTGCCCAGGAGCTACATTTCTCATTGATATTGCATACATGCCTGGCACATACCCAACCTGACTAAAATTCTTCAATGCATCGGGGTCACGAAGCACATATAATGCCATCGGAAGGTTTACACTTATGCAATTCAGTGTATTAACATTTCTGCCTATATCAGTCATCGTTTGGCTTTGCAAATAGCCGTAATGGGGTACTTTAGGAAACCATGAGGTAGTTAAACAATCAAGATTAGTTACTCCCATAGCTAACATTTTACCAGTGTAACAAGCCGCTGGACTAGCATCATTTGCACCACCACTCGCCCATAATACGGAATGTGATCTTGATGGTGCGGCATCAATGTCACACCTCAAAAATGTGCTTGCATATTTAGACATTCCGAATAAGTGATTACTTTCCGCTTCTATTTGTGACATAGCCCAAGAGCTTGGGAACATCCTAACACTGTTCCTACTTCCAGAATATAACGTACCGCCAATCCATCCGCCAACCTTATTCGTCATTGCAACTGCTAGATGTTGAAAGTACCCTGGCTCCAATTCTAAACTAAATACCAACAACTCTGCTGGGTCACTACTTGAATTACAATACAATCTATAATTTGCGTCTTGTTTTACGGGTATTCCAACCCCAATTACTTCTTGCGTAGCTGCTAATTTCGTAGCATTTGGCTGATCGTACCAATAACCACTTACTGGATTTGCACTATATTGTGTAGCACAAACAAGACCGATACCATAACATGATGCTGCGGCAGTTAGGGCGGCTGTGGATGCACCCGTAGTAGGATTTGTAATAGTCATTCCAGTGTGAGTTTCAAAAATCTCTTTACCATTAGCACTTCTAAAATGTGCAAATATTTCTCCTTTTTGGATTGACAGCCGTTTGCCATCCGTTACGCCTTCACCATCTATTGATAAGTCTGGTGTGAGATTTTCTAATACTGTCCAACCATGCAAAAGCACAAAATCTCGCATTTTTTCAAGTACATCATCTGGACCTGCTAAATTTTCGTAGATTTGATAAGCCATTTTTTAATCCTCCAATCTTATAATACAATTCATTGTATTAGATATTTTTTCTATTCTTGTTTGCAAAGCCAATAAAGCCGCACTGTCCATAACTCTGTGCAAGCCATGGGGTATATGGAATTTGCGAGTTTCCCAAGTATTGGGCAATACAAGATGCAGCTTCCCATTAATGCGCTGTTTTCCATATCTCGCAACTCTATTACTAGTCCAGTACATTCTCCACAACTTGCCTAATACGTTATTTGTACTTGTATGAGGATTCTTCTGTACGAATTCAATTGGTTCTAATTGGTATGTATTTTTTATGTCACCATCTTGATGATATATGTTAGCGGTGTCACTCAAGTTTGTGTAAGTTGGTCTAATATAGTTATTCATTTTAGACGGTTGCTCTGGTTCTTTATTTACTACTTGGTAAGGAGGCTCACCACTATAATAATTCTCAGTTACAAGTTCTTTTCTAATGGCATAATTGTAGAAGGATTGCCAGGTTCCATCCGGCAGCATAACCTGTGCTTGCGAAACTGCTTGATCGTCTGACCAACTTGCCGAACCATCCCAATAGGTGGAAGCGAATAAGACATTTCCATGCGTTAATAACCAGTTTCTCGGACTATAATCAAATTTGCACCCAGCTTCCCAAGTGTAGTATTGAGCGTTATAGTATCGATACGGCTCTATCACTGGCATAACACCAGAAGTACCACCGATTATGCAAGCTGGGAAAGCATATTCATTAGGCTTATGGTAAGGTTCAAAAAATCCGGCATTAACGACTTCCCAAAATCCACCATTATTTATGGTTATAATTATTCTATGTCGGTCTTTTATTATCCAAAATTCAGCCAATCCATCAACAAAACCACCTACGTCTATCCCTATAGCTGGAAATCCTACACCAGGGTAAGTTGGGGGAGAGAAATTTGTTGGATTGTATGTTGTATAACGTGGATTGCGTGCCCAATATTTTATATCTTTTGGTCTTACAGGTTGCGTTGCCCCACCTGCCTGCTCATGCCAATCCAATCCATCTGAATATTGTTTAAATACACCAAAAAATAGCGCTTGGGAATTACTACTAAATATATCAGGAGATGCAAACGTGTAAGTAGTAGGTGCTTCACCAGTTGCAGAGTTATAAACACCAACTGACACATAGTTAGTACCAATAGAAACATTTTTAGTATCGATTGGTAATCCAAGACCTTTTTTGTTATACACAAATTCCCTAGCGAGTATCTCAGGTTGACAAAACCATTTTGGATAGGTGTCATTTACTCTAAATATTTGGGGCATAAGACCAAAGTACTGTTTTTCACCATCTTCCCAACCATGCGCTTTTAATATTGTCCCCTTAGGCCAAGGTTCATTCCTCATAAGTTCCCAAGCATCATCACCATGAATTGATTCGTCAGTAGTCCAATCTATTACTTGCTGTATTAAATTGTCCAAACTTGTAGCATGACCATTCAAATATGGCATGTTATCACCACCTTAAAACCACTCAATTGTGTAATATTCGTCAGTATCTCTGCGAAATACGTTACTAAAAACTTTATAAGGCTTATTGTCGTGAATGATGGTATCCTTTGAAGATAAATCTTCTCGATTGCCCACAAAATAAACTCCATCTAATTGACCTACTATACCCTCAGGGTGAGTTTCATATAACAGACATGGGAACATAATGATATTTTCGATTGTCAAACTATTATCCAACACCGTTAGCACATTTGTTGGTTCTGTGTTCTGAGGCCATACACACAGTCTTTCAAATTTAGCTGCGGTGTCCGAACTTGTTTTGTTCAATGCAGAACGCCAAGCACCATCTGGTCGCCTTAATCGAAAACCTGAGGTATCTTGGTTTGCATTGTCTGTAAGTAGATTTCCAAAGGCACCAAGACCCGCATAACTGTCAGAACCCGGATTGGTAAACCCACTATGACCAGGCGTTTGGGCTGACCATGGTTTTCCTTGTATATAACTTCCAGCTACCACAAGTGGATAAGGATATTGGCGTTCAACTGCTACTGGCTTCATAAAGCCCACATAACAACATTCATATTGAGTTGATAATTGAGCGATGAGTATAAATCTGGACGTATTGGCAGATAGCCAACAACTCATTCTGCTACTGTCTGCTAATGGCACTATCGGCAATTTCGTATGTGATATAGAGCCTGGTTGCTCTTCCCACTTAAGATTTTCATCATATCCAGCATAACCATTTAACACCACATCCTTTTGACCTACGTCAGCTCCATCCTCAATCTTCATACCAACATAAATTGAATCCTGTCCATCCCCAACACCTTTTATAATTACTTCTGTATCTATGGCATCAATAGTGGCAGGTCTTAACAGTGTCCATTGATTTCCATTACTAAAATTATTAGAATCAGTTAAAAAGGTAACAACCGTCTTAACCAATTCCAAAGGGTTACTAACCACGAATTCTAATGCAGCCATTCTATCACCCCTTAGTATTAAGTATTTCTTATATGTACCAACATTTTTCTTAATGACGAAACATGGCCATCTCTTGGCTATGCAAATGATCAGCTTATATAGTTTTCATTCTTGTTGTTCAGGCATAACAAAACCCTCAGAATTATCCGAGGGTTTTTAGTTTATAATTTTTTTCTGTTGTTTGTAAATCCTATCCCTTAACATTTAAAATCTGCCGCATAGTTCCAGCGTTATTTTTCATGAAGTTAACCATTATCCTCTCGCCGGACCTTGTCTTTAGGTAACGCCCTACTTCATTAGGATCCGTCACATTGACAACCTTGAGCGGTACGGTAACATCACCACTTTGCATACTACTTGCAATGGCAGTAGCACCTTCAAGACTCGCACCTACTAACCCGCCAGTTGCAAAGCGAGGCATTAGATTGTTAGGAACAAAGCCTTTGTTTAAGGAATGGAGAAAGTTCGTCCCATACTTTTGCACAGATGATGCTTTAATAACAAATTCTCCATTTGAAAGCCGAGCAAGGATACTATCACTGGTACCTGTACCTGAGCCTTGAATATGACCGCCTTCAGCAAAAGTACCGTCTTCTTTTAAGGGACCTTGTACAACTGTACCATCAACAGTCGGTCGTGAAGTTTGAACCCCAATTCCCAGCATACTCAAAATATTCTTGGTCACTGCCTCTGCATATATCTTCTGGATAGATTGCAGTACAGAAACCGCAAGATTGCGGAATGCTTCACCAAGATTTTTGGATTTGATTATACCTTCTGTCAGAAAGTTAGACAGGCCAGCTTCAAAGGTTTTCTTACTGGCTTCGTGAATTCGTTCTAGAAGTGACGGAGTTTTAGCTAATTCGCGATTGTAGTCAGCTGGTTGCGCTGTTGCTGAAGTATTACCATTAGCATCCCGCTTAAATCCAAAATTTTGAGAAATGTTAGTACCATTAGGTAATGTCCCAGAGGCTGATTTTTTTTTTGCAGTCGCGTCTAGTCCCAATCCTGACATTATTTGCTTTATCAGTTCTTGCGCATAATTTTGTATCGATTGGATAACGGTAAGAGCTAAGTTTCGGAAGGCTTCACCAAGGTTTCCTTGTGAGCTTTTTACGGAATCATCAGAGATAGAACCTCCTGTAGCATAACTACCTTTACCATTATAGAAGTCCTGGGGTATAAGACCGTTGTTGACACTATCAAGAAAATTTGTTCCCCATTTTTGTACTGCATTGGCACGAATCACGTATTCCCCATTAGAAATCCTGATAAATTTACCTTTGTTTCCAAGCCACGCTAATATACTATCGCTTGTACCCGTCCCCGGTCCAGATACTTGGCCGCTCTCCATGTGACCACCAGTAGCATATCCATTCACATTAGCTTCCAGTGCTCGCTCAATATATTGGACAATATCTTTTTCCTCAGGATGTCCTGGACTGCAAGTTCTCAAAGCATATATTATGTCTCCTTGACTATAGCCTTGTTTCAACATCTGAGCAACTATCACCTCATCTAGTCCATTACCTGGCCATATATAGTTGTCTTCCATTGCATTATTAACTTCATCACAATATTCAGCTACGGCATTTTTGGCAGGTCTCGTTTGCAAATGTGCAACATCAACCAAATACCCTAACATCGCATGTTGTGCGGGTTTTCCTGATCCAGGACTACTTAGTACTTCGCCAACACCATCAGAATATTTCACGCTATATGACTGATGTTTTTCAGATAAATACTCGGTCCATTCAGGATTCCCCAGCTGATTATACATCCACCCAGGCACTATATCGCCATCCCGAATGTAATTTTTTACAGCAATAGAACTAGGATCAAGCCCTTTAAAAAAATTGCCTATACCTGCCGGAGCAAAGGCTACACCCTGTATCTGATAACCTTCCTTTGTAGCCAAGGTGGCATTAACGTATTGCACCATTGAACCGCCCAAGGAATGGCCTGTCATGCCGACAAGAGATAAACTATTAGTATTACAATACCGTTTAACCTTGTTATAAAATTGCATTGCCTTTTTAAATTCGGGTGGCTTTATATCACTCGACCACATATCAAGGTCATGTAAGTAATTTTGCCAATTAGCCGAACCTCGATAGGCAATAACGACTTCCTTATTACGTTCATATGCCTCAGCGTAAAAGTCCTCCTCATCGGACATTTTTAAATCCTCTAGTTTTACAAACTTATAATTTTCAGGCGAAATAAGATTTGCATCACGATATACCGCATTACTTAGTATGGCGTACTCTTCATCACTTACTGCCACAACACATCACCCCCTCTGTAGCCGTTTTTCATACTTATCCACATCTTCCTTGCCACCCCATATCCCTACTCTAACGTCATATAGCTGATTGCATCTTGCTAGATTGTCAATCAGTACTCCTGCTTCATAGAAATCCGTTATTTGATCTATGGTGTAGTTTTTGATATCCTCAAAGTTATGTCCGAAACGTATTAAAGAGGCGATGATTTCTTTCCAGCCGAACCCGTTTTTGTTTTTTTCGCTGCTAGCTGCGCCTTTGTTTGAGCGATAATCGGATTCAACCGTTCCTTGAAAAAACTCCAGTTACCCGTAATGGTACCGAATAACAGCTCTACGCCTTCTGCACCTGCTATTTCATTGACCCATGTAGTAGGTTTGCCTGTGCCTAGCGCAATAAGCTCTGTTACCGAATCCCAATGTTTCTCACATAAATTGAAAATGGCTGTAAAGACTTTCTCATTTAACACTAATTCACTATTCTCTAGGGATAATGTTTGCAAGACCGCTATAATGTCTTCCCCCATTTTACCAACTAACGTTATTACTTTCGGTAATTGGCCAAAAGTAAAGGGACGAAGATGAATCAATTCTTCGCCCACTTTAATCTCTTGACCAGGAAGTAATCTTTTTAATTCATTCATACTGTCCCAGCCTCCACAACATATATTAAGCATTCAATAGTCTGTAATAAGGATCTTTCGGATGGTTCTCACTATCATTTTGAACTTCAATACTTAGTCCAATACTGCCCCAATCTTCCGTAATGAAACCAAGATCACCATCTGGAGAGATGGATACCTTCCAAAACTCACCTTCATAAGCAGGTCCATGGGTAGGATCACCTACAAAATGCAAGTAACCTTCAATTCTACTGACAGTACCTCCGGAAATCTTTGTCATTACACAAGCATCAGCACCAAAAGCAACCTTAATATCACTACCATCAGCAATACCGCCACCTACCATAATCTCAATACGTCCTGTTTTGGCATTTAATACATAATCCACATCAGCAACATACACGGTACCTGTAGGTATTGATTCCACTACTACGGATTTTACGTTTTTATAGCCTAGGTTATAGTACATTCCCTGTGTAACTTTAGCAAAATCTTCAACAAGACCAGCCTTGGCAGCTTGCGTATATAGACCTTCTTCACCCATTAAGGCCAGTGCCAAGTTTGCTGGACTAAAATAATCTAGTTTTGTTTTCGCAGTTATGGTAATCTTGGTTACTACAGATCGAAGCAAACCTTTTGCAGCACTCATAGTAGAGTATTTTTCTTTTTTCTCTGTTGCAGTAGTCAGTATAAAATCAGTAGCATTACCTAGTGGACGCTCCCCTGTAGGATTTCCCTCTTTATCAAATCTATCAAAATATAGCATCCCAGCACCAATCATCAAATCTTTTGCAGTAGTTGTAATAGCCATTTTTTTATCCTCGCTTTCGCCATTTAATTTTAATTATCATTCGACTCCCAAAGGTCGGTCTGGATTTTTCTCCATCTGCCACTACGCCATCAATACTAATCTTTGCCTCCAGCCCTACATCCGTAGATAAAACGCCAGGCCACTCTAATAAAGCATCTACAATGTCTACTTGCGCCATGTATTGTTGTTCGTAATGAGCTTCTGGATCAACATTCTCTAATTTAACATAGACATCAGCCCAAAGAACGGCTGTGCCCTCTTTACTTCGATGGATAAAGAAAGCACTTTCATCATCCCATCGAATTTCTATACAAGGGTAGGTTTTACTGTCACCCTTTGCCCCAGCGTAAATAGCAAAGCCAGAAAGTGCGCTTCTTGTTTTTAAATGATCGGATAGGCTCTTTGCTATCGGCCACCATTGCACATCAACACCTCCCCGGTTTATTACGTAAAAACCACTTTGTATTACTAGGCATATCTTCTAAAATCATTTCAGGCATCTTTTTTACTATTAATTCTTCAACAGTCAATTATTATATCTGACCATTATCTATTTCTATTTAGAAAAAATGTCTTGAATAGAACTAGCGCAATGCCAATTTAGCATTGCTTATATAAGAATTAATTTCGACGGCATCTTTTGTTTTGTCAGTAACTGCATAAAACTCAACCACCGTCTCTCCCCTCTCTGCGGCATTACGAAATCTGTGTTTTGTCCCTGCAAGCCCTTGCACAAATCCACTAGGCTGCACTAGAGCCACATTTACTCGAACAGCAGGTTCCTTTAAACATGTATCGAAAACCTTGATTAGTTGTTCAGAATTATTTCTCATTTCAATATTCATACTTTCCCTTCTCATCATGTTCGACTTGATTTGTATTCACTATTAAATGAAGTAAGGCATTCATGTAAGCCGATTTTGCCTCATTCAGCGTTGAGATGAGCCTCATCATTTTAAGTTCATCCTGCTTTTTACGGCGTTCTTTTAAGATTTCTGTAGTAAATTCAATTTCTTGTCGTTTACATTTAGCTTCCAATCGTTCCAACTTTTTCTGTAGAGCTAGGTCAACATTGGCATCTATCTCTAAACGACTAACTAATTCTTTATATTTTTCTACTACCATGCTGCTAATCTTTTCAGCTTCTAACAGGCGTGCTCTCAAGTTTTTCGCTTCATTATTCTTCTTTTTTAACTCATCTTTGTAACTACTTTCGATTACCTCCAGGGTAATCGAATATTCTTTGCCATCCTTTAAACTTTCAAGGGTCTTTAATAACTGTTCTCTTGTTTTCATTGTTTCATTTCCTCCCGGGATACATTTTATTTTAAGCCCACCGGGGGCGGGAACACATAAGAGTATCATTTTCGCCAATTTTCTTTTGGTCTTTCTTTCATTAAATCTTCAAATGAACAATAGCTGATGCACTCACCATCTGCATTAATTCTGATGCTATCAGCAGCACAACCATCCTTACTTTTATTTACACAATCATTTTTCTCGCAGGTTATAATTAACACTCATGGCACCACCTCATTTTTTATTTTGATTATGAAAAAAGAGCCCTAAGGCTCTTGAATTTTCATCTTGTATCAACGATAAAAGACCATCCAATATTAAATTGCTTGCTTATTTTTTTCTCTTTTACAATCATATTACATAAAAACCGTAATTTTCTGTTGCAGTAAATTATTTTTTATAAACATCCGCGTTTTATTGCTACTCTTACAGCTAACTCAACTATTTGATTCCACCAGGACATCATCGTTCTTTCGCTCGGGACTTGTTCATACCCATACATTCTATACATCTTATCCGCATAGGTAGCCTGTGTGTAAGATACCCAGCCAGGGCGACCAACAGTAGCAATTCCATCATTTTTAAATCCCTCTGCCCTGCGACGAACTTCAATAAAGACTCTCTTTTGGGGACTTACTATCTTTTCCACATCCTCAATAGTCATTAGCCAAAGCTCATCATTCTTTAATCGATCTAATTCTATTACTTTTTTAGCCGTTGAGTCACTCTTACCCGATCCATGTGGCATACCTGTATACTGAGCAACTGAAAGTGCTGAGATATTATTTTGCATTTGTGTATATATTTGACAACGCTGATGGTAATATAACATCCATTCTGATGCTATCTGATTTTGTTTTTTTATATCTAGCCACGTTAAATCCAA